ACCACGAAATATTGATAAGTCATAATTATCATCATGGCCCTAGGAAGCACCTGGTGTTTCTTTGATGCTTCTAATATTTTACCTACCATCATAGCATTCCTCTTCTTTGCATTCCGTATACCACTACGAATACAACGAATGCTAACGCAGCAAATCCTAAAAACCATAGAGCAGCTACGCCTATGTTTTCTTTTAACTCTTCAATCTTTCTTGCTCTGTCCTTGGCATCTTGTTGTCTTTGTTTTCTAGCCTCGACACAGAACCTTACATAGTCTTGATGTAGTCCTGGTCTGCCCAGGTATATCATCATTTGTTTTAGTTCTTCTTCTTTCTGTCTTATCCCTTCAAGGTGCATAAATGTTTCTAAATCGTTTTCCTGTTTGCCAGTAAATGTTGACCAGATACTGTTCTTTCTTTTATTGTGAGCAGCTGCAAGGGCATCTTTGTTATCAACAAATTTAGCAATGTGAGAAGCACAGTCACTGAGTTCCCTACCATTGCTGACAAATTGTTTTATAACTGAATAAGCAGCATTCGCTGCTGCAACATACTCTAGCAATCATCATCCCCTATTTCTTAACCTTCTTAGGTCTACCCCTCTTTTTAGCTTTAGGTTTATCTTCAGTAGGTTTCTTCTCTACCTCTTTACCTTTAGCTAGGTGTGGGTTTAGTTTCAATAAACTCATAACCATTTTTCTAATCCACCTCCTCATCATTTACTCTTTTGGATTATCTGATTTTACTTTTGCAATAGTATCTTTCCAGGTTGTAGTTCCGTTAACAGCATCCCAGTATTGCATATCTAACTGTTCTTCCATGGAAGGGTAAGAAACTTTCCTAGTCCTTGCATAATTTTCTTTCTCCCATTGAGCATTTAGTTCAGAAAGTTTTTCATTGATTTCTGTGGAAGATATCTTTGCTGTTCCGTTTATAAACTCTACAGATTTTATATCTTCATTTTCAACCTTATACTCTGCTTTAGGATTTATTTCTAAGATTGCGTCTTTGATTGATGGCTTACTTAATAACATATCATACCTCCTAACTAAATATTCCGTTGGCTACTTCCCAAACCATTATATAACTAGATGCAGCAGACTGATGAGCATGGTCATCATTATTCTGACCTCTGCCATTTATTCTAATACCATTAGAGGTTGACCCTCTATGTGTTCTACATACTACAGTAAATGTTCTTGCGTTGGCATTGTTACTAGATGGTGTGTACAACCCAAACACATGAGATGAGTTAGCACCCCTGTAATCATCAACATTACCTTCTGACCCTGTACTCCAATGGTTAGACATATAGCCATTGTTTGTATTACTATTGCCTGATAAATTGTGAGTTACTGGAAAAGCAAACTGTCCTGTAGTGCTAAAACTATTACCTAACTGACTATCATGTACATTAAACATTGCATTACTATCGTGGTTCATCATACCAGCAGCTATAACAGCGTGAATATAGAAACTACTATCAGCAGCTGTTGGTGTAATGCTTACAGCAATGTTTGTGTTTGTATAACTAGTTGACCCTATATCTTGTGAGCCAGTATAGTGACTTACTTTAATTTGATTAAGACCTCCAGCTGTTCCAAAACCAAGTGTATTGGCTCCAGTAACTTTTAATGCTGTGCCTACTGAACCAATAGATAAACCTTGTAAATTTCCAGAGCTATCAGATGTAACAATCTTATTATTACCTACAGCTACTGATACACCCTTAGCTAAGAATTTCCAAAAGTTACTGTTCTCTGTTCCAGATGTAGATGGTGTCTGGTTAGTTGATGCAGCTACTGCAATATAAGTTGATACAACACCATTATCAGTAAATTGTACAAAGTCATCGATTGCATAAGTGTTTCCTGATGACCACGTTCCTCGATTTACTAACTTAACACGTCCTAGATTAATTGTTCCCATTATACTGTTACCTCCAAGTTTCCTGTTGTTTGGTTAATAGTGAATGTTAGGTTCCTACTAGCAAAGAAACTTTCATCGAATAAATCTGATGCGCTATTGTCTGCATTAGATATAGCTATGTTGTCTGCTCCTCCGTTAGTAGTCGTTACTTGTAAGTCCTCGTTTACTCCATCACCATTAGTGTCAACAAATTTGAAACCATAAAATTCACTTGTGCCTGCATCTCCGTAAACAAGGTCATCACCAGCAGTGTTTACAACAATAGCTTTCTCCTGGTTGTTAGCCATGTCACTTACTATGTCTGCTATAATCCTTGCTTTAGTCGCCATAATTATTCTCCTGGTTTAGTAGGCCATGCAAAGCCTTCATCCTCTACTGATGCATATGTTTTAGTTATATCTCTCAAAGACTGCCTGTATGTTTTCATTTCGTCTGACATGGTGTGGTCTGACAATGCCAGGTAATCTGTTTCTTGTAGCTTTACATTTCTCTCTACTCTAAGCCTATCTAATTTTGCATTAGCTTCAGCCTCACCCATCTTTGCATCTATCTTAGATGCCGTTAAGGTAATCTCTTTATTATCTTTATCCCATGCCTTTGCAGTGCCATCCTCGTTAACAAGAATAGAAACCGCTGAAGGATAAGCAGCTGCAATAGCATCTCTTTTAATACTCATACTGTTACCTCATATATTGTTAATCGTGTTCCACCCCAGTTATAGCTACCTGAAGTAGCAGCAGAGCTTCCCATAGTTACATTCCAACCACCACCTCCTGTGTCACTTTTTAACCTAACAGTGTAACTAGGAGATGTACTAGATGGCGTGTATAAAACAGAACCATACATCATCATGTTCATGTATACGTTATTACCACTGTTACTCTCTAAAGCTGAGTGAAGAGTACGAAATCCACCAAAGGTGTCATTACCAATATTGGTGCTTCCATCAAAAACTGTAACTGGATGACCTCTTGCCCACCCACTATTTTGGACTTCACTTATACTTGTTTCTAGCTGAACAAGAACCTTGCTTCCTGAAGCAATAGCATTATCAAAAGATAATGAAATTAGATTTGAGTTTACAAAACTTGTTGAAGCTGTAGTAAACTCACCATTTGCTGTTTGTTGTTTTACTTGTGCTATTCCCCCAGCTTGACCAAAGCCAAGAGTATTAGACGATGTAACTTTTACAGCTTGGCCTACTGCTCCAATCGTAGTTCCTATAACAGTACCACTTGAGTTTGTTGTAATTAATTTATTATTTCCTACCCCAATAGAAACTCCACCAGCAAACAATGACCAGTGAGAAGAGTTAACAGAACCGCCAGTTGATGGCGTTTGTCCTGACGCTGGTGTTCCGTTTATATAAACATATGATGACAGTGCGCCATCTGTAAATTGAACAACATCCCTTTCTTCGTATGTTGTGTTTGCATCATAGGTTCCTTTATTTACAAAGGATATCTTACCCAAGTCTACCGTAGCCACTGTTACCTCCTTATATTGTTGCTATCAAATGACCACTAGCATTTAGTGACCAAGTGAAACCTGTTGCTGCGTACACAACATCGTTAAATGTTGCATATGTACTGCTTGTTATATTATCTGCCCCACCGTTAGTTGTAGTAACTTGTAGCTTGTCTGCTATGTTGTCACTATTCGTGTCGGTTAGGACGAACCCATAAACCTCTGCGCTACTTGCTGCGCCTGGTTGAAACTTACCACTTGATTGATTAAAGATTAAAGCATCACCATCAGCAACGCCTGTAGTCTGAACATCGTTAGCATCATTTATAGAAAAGTTAGCTAGGGTAAACGTACCATAGGCAATGATGTCTACACGGTCTGTACCACTAACACCTATGGCACTAGCAAAAACCACTGACGTACCATTAGTTACTGTTACGTCCTGACCATTTACCATTTTGATACCGTTTAAATAAACGTCTACAAATCCTGCATCGTATGCAAGAGTATTACCATTAGCATCATTTCCTGTAAGTGTAGTAGTGCTGCTGGTTACTGCATACTGAAAGCGATTTGCGGTGCCATTGATGGCAGACGCAGCTGTAATAAAACCACCTGATGCAAAAACTTTAAGTGCTTGTTGACCAGCTTGAGTATGGAAATAAAGGTCACCTATCTGTAAAGCTGAACCATCATTCCTGGTAGTTGGTGCGGATGAAAACCCACCAAGGTAAACATCCGCAAAGTTTGTAATATCTGTTACGTTGGCAGCAGCTGTTGTTATGTCACCTGTTATTGCACCTAGTGCGGTTACCTGACTATTTAAACCAGCTACTGTTCCAATAGTGTTAGCCCCAGATAGATTAGCACCTACTGTGTTGACGTTTGCTAGGTTAGTAGCATTGCCACCAATAGTGTTTACGTTACCAATATTGTTACCTACGTTGTTAACATTAGTAATATTGTTGGCTACAGTGTCTATCTCAGATGTTGTTTCTTGTAAGTCCTGGGCAACAGTATCTATTTCAGATATAGCTTCGTTAAGGTCATTAGCTACAGTCACTACGTCTGCAATGTTAGTTGCTACGGTATTAACTGAACCTATGTTAGCTGAAACTGTTGATATGTTAGTTGCAGCATTTCCAACGGCTTGCACTTGAGTTCTTATTGCGTTTACATTCTGGATAGCATCTGTTGCATCTGTGCCATCCTCTATGTCTGCCAAGGTAGCAATGTCAGCTGTTATAGCAGCCAGGGTTGATACGTCAGCAATCTTAGGCCCAGCTTCTGGATTACCAGTTGTTGCATTGAAACCTAGTACAGTTCCTAGTCTGCTTGCCTTTGTAGGCATAGTCATATCAATGTTATCTGGGTCACCTACTGGTGCTTTGACAGACCTGTTTAATGTTTCGGCATTGTCACCAAGTTGCATGGTGATTGTGTCAAAGTCAGCTTCTAAAGATGCAGCCGTAATATTACCGCCAGCTGTGTATACGCTAGTCCTTGATTTAGGAACGTCAGATTTTATAGCTACAGTTTGATTAGATGTTGGTCTGTGGTCTGTACCAGCTGATGGTGTGTTAGCTGTACCGCCCATGCCTGAGTGAATGCTACAATAATAGTAGAGAGTAGGCGCACCCACTGGAACGACTATAGTTACCTGGGTAGAAGAGTTATGGGTTACACCTGTGGTAAATTCAGTTCCCCCACCATGTGTGCCGTCTGCTGTAGTAGAAAATTTAAAAGGATGTGCAGAAGGATAATTAAAAATATAGGTATTACCCTCAGTTAAATTTAAGGCCAGCTGTTGAACGCCACCTATAAAATACTTATTAGCACCACCAATGTTTTGAAATGTAACTGTATATGTTGTAGATGTAGCTGGAGGCGGTGTAATAAATACAACCTTACCTGTTCCGTCAGCATTTAGACCAGCACCATTGCTGCTGTTCTTAATATTGTAATTTACGCTTTCTTGTTTCTGTACGCCATCTACAAATACTTTAATGTCAGAGGTAGCGTTGACC